GACCGCCGATCAAATTGATCGGACGTAGGCCGTAAGGGGCGCTTACAGTAGGATAAGCCATATTTGCTCCTAGTTAATAAAAGGGCTACTTGTTACCTTTACCAAAAGATGTCGTTGACTTACGTTCATTGAACAAAGGCATCCGCGCATCACTCTGGCGCATAAACGTATTGTCCACAGCTTCGATGTTGTTCTCAGACTGCCTCTGGTAGTGCTGGTTTCTGGCCTGCACCATCTCAGTTGGCATCTTGCACAACAGCAGCCCGCCATGGGCGACTTCACCTTTTTCATTTGCCGGAAGCATAAGCTCCGGATGATCTTCCGCTCTGACCGGCACCCAGCCTTCACGCATACGCATGGAGAAATTCGGAGTGGTTTGACCGTTAACGTGGGTTGCTACCCACCGGTAAGACCAGCCCGGTTCTGGGGTTGGATCAGGCAGTGCTGAAGGTGGTACATAAACAGCACGTGCGGTTTTGTCGCGTGAAACGAGATCACGAGGAGTGCGAGTATCGGCCATCTTAAATCTCCAATTTAGCTACTTCAGCAGCGTACTGCTGCGGGGTTAGTCCATATTTCTTAGCCAAGGCAAGTTGCCGAGTAGAAAGCTGGATTTTCTTTGTTCCAGACGAGCGAGACGCTGGAGCAACCACAGACGCAGGTTTCTTTGGAGCCTCAGATTGAACCTGTGCAGGTTCTGGCGTTTTCTCAGCATTCCCGCCAAATAGTTCGGGGAACGTCTTCTGCATACGCCCGTCAATTTGGGCGAAGTATTCATCGTCGCGGGGATCTACCCCGGAATTGACTAGCTTGTGGTGCAGCCCTAGTGCGTAGCTGGTGTATTCTTCGAACCCCGGTTGACCGTACCACTGGTTTTTTGCCTGCCAGCGCAGCGTCTTCTCGTCCGGTGCAACCTGCTGGGGTTGAGATAGCTCACGTTGTACCGCAGGTTCGTCTTCTTGTAAAGGGGCTGGCCTAAAGTTTTTTACCTGAGACAGTCTAACCTTAGCCTCCATCAAAGCTTCTTGGGCTTCAATAATGGCGTCAGTGTCGTAGGACTCTTGGGCATCTTTAAGCTGACGGCGGGCTGCTTGCAACTGAGATTCCGCCGCATCTGTTGCTGTTGAGATATAGACTTCTTGCCCGTAATTGACCGTCTGCTTGAGCTTTTTGTTCTCTTCAGACAGGTACGTCATGAGCTTATCCATCTCCTGCTTTTCTCGCAGAAGGGCTTCTTTCATCCGGCGCTCGTCATGACGGGCATGTGTTAACTCTTTGATACGAGTCTGCACTTTTTCCGAATAGTTTTCGATTTCGTCGTCAGTCGGGTCTGACACCTCCTTGTCCAATGGCTTGCGGCCACGGTCTTTTGCAGGGGTATCGTCAAATATTTCAATTTCGACATCATCTTCGGCATCTGCCTGAATGACTACGGAATCGTCTTCTTGAGATACGACAACTTTTTTGTCGTCCTCATCGTCCGGAAACTTAAACTTATCTAACATAGGTTGCTCCTGTTAAGCGCCAAAAATGGCGTGTTTTATGCTCTTGTGATACCGCGTGGATCATCCACGACCGCATCAATCTGGTCGTCGTTCAACAGACGGAACTCTTTTCCATAAATCTTGAACCGAGTACCGGAGTAAGTACGTACCAACACAAAGTCGCCCGGTTTGCACCAAGGACCGTTGGGGAACTTCGCTGTGTCTTTGTACGCATCGGGACCGACATCCAGCACAAACAGAATCGTGGTCGAGTGCTCTTCCTGACGCATGATCGACTCCGCTTTGACTAAGCTGGAATTTTCAAACTTATCCGACACATCGGGAACGCCACAAAGAATCTTCCATCCTGTTGGCTTGGGCAACATGCGCCCGCGCTCTTCAATAGGGATTTGCTCTGTTGGCTCTTCGATTTGTTGAATTGGCTCCGGCATTTGAATACCCGGAGGTAGTAATAGATCGCTCATCGTCATCGTCCTCTTTGGTTGCTGCTTCTACAAGGTCAAGTAAGTGTCGCTCTGCGAGGGCAAGACCCTGAATTACCCCGCAGAGTTTTTGATAAGAGGAAAAATCGGTGCAGACGCCATTTGCCATGTCGTCTGTGTAGTCATTCATGTCTTTGCGTATCTTGTCGCGTAATACGCTTACGAAGTTGTGATCCACTTATTCTCCTTTTGGCGGTTTCACGGATTGTCTACGTTGGAAGTCTGACTGATCTCTGACCTTCTGGCCTTCTATACCAAGACGCACACCTTCTGCTTCCTGACTTGAAGCAAGTTTTTGTTTGTCCATCTCAATCTGTGAAGCTGCTTTAAGGCCGCCGAGTTGAATGTCCGCTTCCGTTTTTTGCTTATCCAGTTCCAAACGCTGCGCTGCAAGCATGGCGTCTGCCTGAGCTTTCTGTTCTTTAATGCCAACTTCACGTTCTTTAATCTGCAATTCTTGCATCTGCATCTGAATTACAGGGTCCTGCGCCTGTGCTTCTGCTTGCTGTTGTGCCACTTGCGCTTGGCTCTCTTGCAGTACCTGCTGCGCCGCTTGTGCCATCATCGAAGACAGGGCAACTTCAACTTGCGGTGGTAACTTCTCGTCTTCTGGTGGCAGAGCAACACCCATCTGTTGTTCGATCTTCTGACGATACGCAAACGCCACGTGTTCTGAAATGTGCGCCATCATTGCTGCTTGAATCTGCGGTGCTCTTGGGTTTTGGCCAATAAGCTGCTGAATCAACGGATCGTTCATCGCAGACATGTGCACTTGAATGTGCGCCTGATGATCTTGGTAGAAGAACGCTTTGACCGGCTTACCTTTAAGAACGGCCATGTTTTCTGCTACAGGATCGCGTGGTTTCTGATCGTCTTCCAACGGCACCAATTTTTCTGCGTTCTTAATACCCAACACTTCCAACATCTGACGGTGCAAGAACGGCAGGTCGTAAATATCCGGTGCCATCTGCGCCATCTGAATAACGGCTTGGTACTGCACCACACGCTGCGACATCGTCGCTGCATTAGGATCGCTGACAGGAATCAGGTCTACCTTGTCGTAGTCTTCACGCTTGGCTTTCTTGTTGCCGTACTCAGGGGTGTACTCGTAGTTGGGGTCAGTGTAGTCACGGATGATTTCTTTAATCAGCTTGAACTCGCGCTTTAGTGTGTAGTGCACACGCGCTTGTACTGCCGTCATGACTTTAAGCTGGCGCTCGAGCAGTGCTAACGTTGTTCCAACAGGCGCTTGCGCAGACATGTCGGAGACTTTCATATCCGCAGTCGCTGCAAAGCGACGGCCTTCGTCAACGATTGTGCCCAGCAAGTTGTAGAGAACGGTAGATGGCTCTTTGTATGGCAGAGGCAGAATGCTGTCGCGGATGTTACCTGATGCTACGTCCACATCACGCCACTCACCCGGAGCGATAGGTGTGTCATCGCCCTTAATACGCAGACCGCGTGATTTCAGACCACCGGGCAAGTTTGAAAGAGTGCCTGCATCAACGAGTTGCCTCATCAACGAAGTCGCGTTCTTTGCAAAGCCGCCGATCAAATGGAATAGACCAAAGCCATACGCACCAAAGCCGGGGATGTACTGGTAGTGCACGAAGTGCTGACGCTTCAAACGCAGTGGGTCTTCATACTTCCAATTTCTGCGAATGGCCAGCACCTCGTTGCTGCCTTTAATTAATGTGACGACGTATGGCAGCGCGACCTCTGTGTGCTCTTTGTCCTCATCCACATCTGCGTGTTTGTCGTCCTCAATATATAAGTCAGCGTGGCACTCATACAGTGTGTATCTGTCGTCGTTCAGATCAGAGAAGCCGGTCTCTTTATCTTTGGCTTTCTGAATGTCCTCTACCTTGCGATCCGGATCGCCCAAGTCAACATCACGGTAGAACCCCGCCTGCTGCAACTTGATGATCTCGTTCTTGGTCTTGCGCATCACGTGCGTGAAGCGATGGCAGGTATCCATATCTGTTGCGCCGTACGGCAGGATGCCGTCTTCTGCT